CTTCTATAAACGTTAGCGTAGTTCCACTAACTGTATATGCCGTATTGCGTTTTTGAGTAACACCATCTACTGTTACTATTGTGTTGTTAACGGATGCGGGCGCAGCAGTTAGTGTATATGTGGTATTACCAGTACCTGTAAACTGATTTACAGTTAGGCTAACACCGGCCGCACCACCGCCACCGCCACCGCCACCGCCAGCACCGCTGATCTCAGCAATAGTATTGCTGGTGGTTTTATAGAACAACTTGCCATCTGCATAGTTAAGTGCCAGTTCGCCATACTCCAAGTCACCTACTAGCGGAGTCTTGCCCAGCACAGACGATTTTTTTAAGATTAGTTTAGATGCCATAGTTGTTCCTAAAAAGGATTAGTATGTACCACCGTCTAGTGTAACACCATCTAGTGTACTCAGATTGGTTATAGAACCACCTGTAATTGCAACATTATTGCTAGCTTGAGTTGCTAAACTACCAAGACCTAACGTAGTGCGTGTGGCACTGGCATCCACATCATCTAATAACGATCTGGCAAAGGCTGTTAGTGTAGCCAATGAAGCCGTAGCGGGTCCTGTAAAATATGCAAAACTATCTGCAACAGTATTTAATCCAGCAATATTAGCAAGAACTGAGTTTAAACTTAACGTAGGGTTACCGGCACTAGCGTCTCCATTAGTTACCGAAATACCACTGCCACTAACTGCAATACTACGTGCTGTAATTGTACCGTCGCTAGTGCGTGTAAATAAACCTGTATTAGTCTGGTTATGTAAATTAAGTGCTTGTCCAGTTAAACTAATTGTATCTACTACTTTTGTTAAACCAGTACCAGCACTAATACTGCCAGCTGAAGTAAATATGGTAAAGGTTAGTGGAGTAAAATCCAGTACAATAGGATTTTGCGTTGTTAGCACAAAACCATTATTGGTGTTAACTGTACCGGCCTCAACAAATGTAAACATTCCGCTAGTAACTTCACCGCTTGGTGAGTTATCTGCGTCAGTGCTACGAGCCCATACTCCACTAGCCACGGTATAAATACCATTTTCTGCTGCTTCGGTTTGATTTTTTACCAGTACACGGTCGCCTACTAGTAATTCAACGCCATCTATGGTTTGTGTTCCACTTAATGTAATATTTGCGGTGGTCGCTGCACGTACACTTTGTTTAACATCCAGCCCACTACGTGCTGCATCTACATAACGCTTATTTGCTGCATCTGTGTCCAATAGTGGGTCTGCTAAATCCGTAATTTTAAAATTACTAACACTTACTGTGCCCGTACCAAGTGGGGCTAGTACCACGCTGCCATTGGCATTTGTAGCACTAATGGTATTATCGTTAAAATCTAAATTATCGACTTTTAATTGATTTAGCTTAGAATTAGCATCTACTACCAGAGCGCTGCTAGCAGTTAATGTACCTGCTACGTGATCCAGCATATCTACAAAATATTTGCCACCAATTACATGAATGTTGCTAGCAGCCCCGGTAATTTCGTCGCCAGTGCCAATCCATAACTTACCTAGTACAAAACCGCCGCCTTCATCCCAGCTATACGCTAATTCGCCTTGAGCAAGTTGAGCTGGAGAATTTGAACCGCTGGATCGCTTTATTTTTAAAACTGAACTCATCATCTATCCTTTAGAAAAATCCAGCATTTATTATTTGTTTTTCTAATAACTTGCTTGCTTGCCAACGACTACTGGTTGCGTTCCAAACCAGTGTACTGCCGTCTTGCAGGTTGCTGATGTCAACATCTCCACTGCTACTTAAATTACTGCTTGGACCTGGGGGTCCCATGATTCCGCCTACAACAATGGTAGGAGTTTCCAAGCTTTGTACAACAGTATTAGTCTCTGCCAAAGTGCTAGTTATAGTTGAACTAGATTCAACTACTATGGTTGTGGTTGTCATCTTGTTACCTCCGCAACTAGGCTTACATTACCAACACTAAATGTGCTAACTTCAGTATTCTTGACCAATTCCAAGCTGTATACAGCGCTGGTAAAGTTTAAGGATGCAGTTTGTGTGGCTGTCATCAACACAGTAATAGTTTTTAATGCATTATCTACTATAATACCGCCATTTTCAGTAGTAAGGCTTAAAATTGTGGTAGCACTTGCGGTTTGGGGTCGTATTTGTAAACGTGCAGTATAGTTGGCTAAATCCACGGGGGTATTGTATTCCAATATTCCGCCCGAGGTATATGTAGTATATCCACTGGCATTAATACTATTAAAGATTACCGTATCAATGCCGGCAGTTTCTGTTACTATTCTGTACTCATCACTATTAATTTCTTTCATTCCCCCAACTCCAGTTACTTTGGCGCGCCAACCTACAGGTGGTAGTGTGCCGTTACAAGTAATAATGGGAGGTGCGGCTTTTGTAATACTAGTAATAGGCAGGTAGGTTTTTAGCCCACTTTCCCAGCGAAATACTTCGCGAAAAGTGCTGCCTTGATAAATTTTAAAATTAACTTTTGCTGGTGTCATTGTTGGGCCTCCAGTATGGGTTTAGTCCTGGTAGCCATTTATAACAGGGCCCCATAATTAATGTTATCTAATAATTGTTGAGTTTTAACTCAAGTAAAAACAAACGTTAAAACAGTATTTTGGTTCTATTATAGCACAACACCCATGAGTTTTCAACGCAAAAAACCGCGGTGCCCAAAATGCACACCGCGGTTTTTGCCATTACCAACCAGTAATTTCCAAGCTGGTGCTTGTAAATCCTGGTAGAATGTAGTTTATAGAACTGTTACTGCGCTTGCCATATACCAAGTACGCAAGTTCGTTTGCAGTACGATTATCTGGAAATACACTGATCAGTATGTTTTGCGAAACTCCCCGGCGTCTGGTAATGCCTAAGAGTGTATCACGATCGCTGTCAACCATTACTCCCAAGTTTAGCTGCAGCTGATCGTATACAAACCCCTGTTCAGCGATCAAATCACCAGCATCTGTTCTGGAAGTAGTGCTGGTATCGCTTACCGTTAAAACCAATCCACTACGATCAGCATTGTATTGCGGACTCCAATAGTGCCCACAAATTATGCGACTGCAGTCTATAAATCCAGGCATACCAGCTGCTGATTGTGCAGTGTCTACAAGTGTAATGACTACACGTTTGACATTGGTATATGGTTGTGAGAACCAGTGTGCGGTTTTGGTCACTGCACCATAGGCAAAAAGATTACCGGTTGGGCTGCTGAACTGTGCAATCTGGGTTGAACCAGCGGCTGTGGTTGCAGCTTGTGTTGCACCAGGAATATCTGTAAACGTAATGTTATCACTACTAGATTGCAACTTAACTGCAATGGTAGCCGTTGCAGTTAAATTAGTGCACGGCAGCACCACAGCGCTAATGGTCTGATTTGTGGCCCAAGTCAGGGTGTAAGTTACTGTAGTACTTAGACTGCGATGAAACTGTGACTTCAAATCCGTTTGCATATTGCTGGCAACGTATGTACCAGCAGTACTATCGGCTCCGATAGTAGCAGTATCAGCCAAGTTTTGATGAATTACTCGTAAGTTAGGCATTTGGAGGTACAGGCCAAGTAATGTTAAAAGGATCTGTTTGAGCAGTTATATCACGTAGTTCTTGACGATATGTTGCCCAAGCAGCTTTTGTTGGTATGGGTACATCTGGAAGTTGGGTCCAATCACTTTTTTGTAACTCATAATTTCGTCTATCCCTTATTTCTTGCCACTTATAAGGTGTAGCTTTTATGAGATCCCAATCCATCAATGAATTATCCCAAAAGTCTATTAATAATTCGTTACTTAATTTTTTAATTTTCTCTGCTTCTGTGTAACGTAATAATTCTCCATTTTTTACATAACTAGTTGAAATATGTCCCTTTCCCAAAACTACGGGGGCTCCGGAATTTTTTAAATTATTGTAGCGTTCTTCGAACGCAATCTCATTTCCAGTTATTTCACCTGTACTTATATCATAATAACTTATATCTACAATATTCATTATATAAAATCACTCATATATTAAAAGTATAAGTTGTGCAAGAAACACTATATAAAACTTCACAAGTAGCATTAGAAGTAGTGTTTTTTGTAAATCTGTTATCCCACAGAGCAAATCTAGTATTTAAATAAATATAATTATTAGAATCATGAGTCCATTGACTTATTGGTATACGTACGGTATTGCCAAGTGAAGGAGTACTGGCGTGCCAATTAGAAGTAACCCTTCTTAACGGTATAAGTTTTGTTAATCTTCCAGTTGGTGTAGGTGCACTATCATTAATAGCATCGTAAGGGTGGTCGTTAAAAATTGCATCAAAACTAAAATATTCTGGATCTGTTCCTGAATCTGTACTAAAGTATATATCTACATGGCCTACTACAATAGCCGGTAGACCTCCAGAAGGGCTAGTAGGAGTACTTCCGTTAGAATTAAAAATATTTATAGGCCTACTTAATATAGGGCTTGTACCACCACTTAATTGAAAAAAGTAATCAGAAGTTACAAATCCGTTGACGATTCCTCTAATACCGCCACTTTCAACAACTCTCGAGCCTAAAACTGTGATATTATTGGCATCTAAAGTACCTGCAAATATAGCATTAGATATTGTAGTTCCTGCTATCAATTTAGAAGCACTAATACTACCTTCTACTATTAATTCTCCAGTAATCAACTCCTCAAGCCGCAAATCTTGGCAAGCCTGATCTGCAAAAGGAGTTGCTTCCGGATGACCGCTGTAGTGAAACCATACACCTATTTTAACATAGCGTACATTATCTGGTATAGGTCTGCCGGTACCAGTACCAAATTGACCTCCTTGTCGCGTCCAAACATTTTCAGGTGTTAAACCACCAAAAGTATATCCGGACATAGTGCCACCCCAACCGGTTACATCATTGCCAACATAAACATCATTATTATCATAAAACTGTACAAACAAGTACATATTACGAGCATTCCCAGTACCTGCCCATAAATTTGCTGATAGTCTATAAAGTTTACCTGGGCCAATAGGATATTTTTTGGCTGAATATACTATTTTATTTGCATTAACATTTCCTGGAACAGTAACTATATAACTATTCCCTACGGCTCCAGCAGAACCAGTATTAGTTTCATATATAATTCCAGTAGGTAAACTATCCCAAGCTGTAGCATCCAAAAACATTGGATCGTCGTTTATAGCAGTACCAGCACCACCTATTTTTAATTTATCGGCAGTAATAGTATTGGCAGCTAATCTATCACCGGTAACCGTTCCGGTCACTATCAAGTTGCCATTAATTTCTGCAGCTGCTTGAATCCAGTTACTACCATCCCAATATCTGGTTTCGCTAAACCCGCCGGCAGTATTATATAGGGTAATACGATCATTGAGTACCTTACCACTGTAATTTGTAGTAAAGTACGTATTTGCTTCGTTGGCAGCAGTTGCGGTCCAGCTAGTTTGAGTAGTAGCTAATTCTGCTGCTACATTACCACGTTGGCCACTACTGCCAGATTTAGATTTAGCAATACTATATACTTTTTGAAGTATAGTAGTACCGTACTGAGCTTGAAAAGTTACCGTAGCAGTATCAGCAGTCATACCGCTCAGAGTGTAGACACCTGAACTAGCGTTGATTTGAGCAGTTATATTGCTTGGAGTAGTTGGTATGGAAAAAGTACAGCTGGTAGTAACGTCTGTAGTACCGTTAAATACTTTAAAAGTTCCTCCTGCCGCAGTATAGTCACCAGAAACAACTGTACCACTAATATCTGCTGGTAATGTATGAGCTTCATTGGTTAAGTATCCACTTACTGCATTAATACCCTGCTTACTTTTACTTAAACTGAATCTTTGTGTAAAGGTTTGGTTAAGATTTAGATTATAAGCATCAATATCGACAAAACCAGTATCTTGTGATAAACCGGTTATTTGTACATAGTTTTGTTTACTATATGCTACAGGTCGTAATGGGCCAAGGTAAAGTTGAGGATTCCAGAAAACAATTCCACTTCCTGCTGTAGCAGTGTATGCTGCTGCACCACTATTGGTAAGTACTTTTGTACTATCATTGCCAGTAGCTACATTACTTACTATAGAATTTGCTGCAATAATTCCATTAATAGAAGTAAATGTAATTCTTAACCTATACCAACCAGAACCAATAATTTCTAGACCACCACCAAGGTTACTTATATGTGTTTCAAAAGTTCCTGAAGTAGAATTTAAATCTGAAAAAATGCCTGTTTGAGTTTGAAAGTTAAAATTATAACCTATTGTGATACTTGATGATCCACTGGGAGCAACGTTGCTGGTAAATGCAATTGCAATAATTGCATTTGTTGGGTTTGTATGTGCTTTTACATAAACAGAATATGTATAAGTAGTACCTGGAGCAATTATATTTGGAGTTAGGAAAGAACGAACACTTCTAGTTGTCCATATAGTACTAGCCGTTAAACCAGTAGCATTGTGCGTTAGTAAAACTGCAGTAGGAGTATTTACAGGAGAATCAGCGGCTGTAAGTGTATACTGTGTACTATATCTCCAAGTACCATTAAGTCCATAAGGCGAAGCAGTACCTGAATTAGGTATTATATTCAGAGCGTTAGATAATATGTTAAAAGTGTCTACTACTATAGATCCTGAAGCTTTGTCTATTAAAGCCGTAGTAGTAGGAGTATATACTCCAGCTATACCCGCTCTATTAACTTGAGCTCCCCACCATTCTTGAGTAGTAGCAACTTGTGGGTAAATATGAACATTAACCGTGGCTTCGGCACTTGGTGTAATTATTGGTGCAAAAGTAAAACTAATTCTATACCAGTTATTTCCTACAACACTAGCAGATGCAGATATTGCCCCTGTACCACTAAGAGTATATTGACCACTCAATGCCGAAACTATATTAGTAAATGATACACTCGAGCTGGCAAAAGCTGCGCTGGCTCCTAGTCCACCGTCCACATATAACCGAATAGGGCTGGTCAAATTAGTTTTTACAAATACAGAGTAGGTATACTGAGTATTTGGCTTAGCTACAAAGCCTTTGTAAATAATTGAATTTGCTGAACTGGTTGCATACGAGGTTTGAGTACCGTCAGGAGCAATTCCATAATTAGGAGTACCTGCTGGTCCGGCATTTGGAGACCAAGTACCGTTAGCAGGAATTGACGGAAATATTAAGTTTTGTCCGCCTAAATTACCGTCTACCTTTCCGGTACCAGAACGAGCAGTATTTGTTTCAGTGCTATCTTGATACGTGCAATTTAGCAAATTACTTACATAAAATTGCCAGTTTTGACTATCTTCTATACCATCTACATAAACTTTTGCTTGTGTTTCTGCTCCAGTATAAATAACGGTATTACCACTTTGATCAGATGGCAATACGTGCGAATCATTACTTAAAACTGCAGAAATACCGCTAGTTAGTACAGAAACAACTTGTGTATCAAGTAATTGAGTAAATCCACCTGCAGCGTATAGTTCAAATTTTAATTGTTTAGAACTACTAGGTATCCAAGTAACACTAGTAGTATCTGCACTACTTTGAAATACTTCGGTACTGTCCTCGTATACTTTAAATCTTCCGGAATAATCTGATGGAGTACCATTACCTATTATTTGTTTTCCAGTAATAACTATAGTTTTAGGGGTATAGCTATTCTCAGAATTTTTCTTAACAGTATCCGCACTTAAACTCAAGTAGTAAACAGTTGCAGTTGTACCATCAATACCGCCAACACTGTGTACTACAGCAGTAGAAAATTCACTGGCAGCTATAGTGTCTTGATCTGTTGTACTAGAAGCTACAGCATACCGCACCCACAAGTATTCGCCTTTGCCAATACCAGGAGCTGTTCTAGACCAGCTATTAAGCGTACCGCCAGTTAAACTATTAGTACTAAATGTATAGGTAAAGTCTCCAGTAAAAGCAGTAGGAGCTGTGGTGCCGCTAGTACTACTTCTATACAGCGCTATAGTAAATGTATTTAAACCATTAGTACCATTAGTACCACCAATACTTTGTACTACTGCAGTAGAAAATTCACTAGCAGGTATAATGTCTTGATCTGTTGTACTAGAAGCTACAGCATACCGCACCCATAGATATTCACCATTAGTTATAGCCGGAGCTGAAGTAGTCCAGCCATTAAACGTACCACCAGTTAAACTATTAGTACTAAATGTATAAGTAAAGTCTCCGGTAAAAGCAGTAGGAGCTGTGGTCCCACTAGTACTACTTCTATACAATGCTATAGTAAATCTATTTAAACCATTAGTACCATTAGTACCACCAATACTTTGTACTACTGCAGTAGAAAATTCACTAGCAGGTATAGTGTCTTGATCTGTTGTACTAGAAGCTACAGCATACCGTACCCATAGGTACTCACCATTAGTTATAGCTGGAGCTGTTCTAGACCAGCTATTAAGCGTACCGCCACTTAAAGTATTAGTACTAAATGTATAAGTAAAGTCTCCACTAAAAGCAGTAGGAGCTGTGGTGCCGCTAGTACTACTTCTATACAGCGCTATAGTAAATGTATTTAAACCATTTAAACTAGCTTTATTTTTAGATATATTATATCTAATAGTTTGACTACTTTGACCACTTTTTGTAGCAGTAATATCAAGGTATCCACTATCAGTTAATAGATCTGTAATTCTTAAGTAACCACGAATACCAGTATTACTCGTATAAGCTGTTGCACTAGAATTTTGTTCAAACTGTATACCATCTACTTCAAACCATTCACCCACAGCAGTAATACCTCTAAGCATTACTTCACAACTAGCTGCATTTCCTGGAGCTGTTGCAGTAACACTAAGTCTAGTCATTTCAGCGGCATTTGCAACTGTTAAAACCGGTGAAGCATTATCTAGTATAGAAGTATTTGTGGCATCATACCATCTAACTAATAAATATAATTTATTGGCTACATTACTTTTTACATAAGCTGATAGTGTATAACTTAAGCTATTACTTACAGGAATTTTACTACCTATACTTGCAGAACTATAAACTATTCCAGTATCTTGAGTATTTGTAGTGCTAAATATTTGTACTCTTTGAGCTAGTGAGCCAAAATAACCTGTGCCGGTCCCTATGGGCGGCATAGTAAGCGTTAATACTCGCCCAGCATCGCCAGTACCTCCAGCAAAAGTAACCCAATTATCTGCTAAACCATCGCCATTAAAATCAAATTCAAAACTTGAATTGGCCAGTAAATTGTGCCCAAGTACTGTGGTTACTGTTCTAGACCCAGGAACTGTGCCGGTTTCTAGCTGAGCACCCCAAGCATAAATACCTTGACCAACATTAAGTGTAGGTATATTAACCCCATTACCAGTAGTAGGTTCTATAGATAAACCACCATTAGTGGTAGCTGTAGCTGTTCTGGTTACTATACACCGATACCAACCGTTTCCAACAGATTTAATACTTGCAGTATCTCCAGCAGCCACTGTGCCCAATGTACCGTTACTTAGATTAAAATATGTTTGTCTGTCTACACCGGTATAAGCATTTAACTTAACCCAAGAAACTTCTCCGGCTTTGGCATAAAAAGACCAAGTATATGCTTGCACCGTTAAAGTTTTGCCTATTTGATATACTTGACGCAATGCAGTGCCAGTAGTACTTGCAGTTAATTTTTCTGCAGATTTTGTACCATCAGGAGCTTCTACAATGTCTGGGCCTATGCTAACATTATTTACAGTCCAATTACCTGCTCCTGAAGTATTCAAAGATTCAGAGTTTGTTAATAAATTAGTGCCTGTAAAAGCCCCTAAAATATCTCTATTACTTGCACTAGTTCTGTAGCTTAAATTACCACCAATTCCAGTAACGGCAAACTGCCAATTATTACTGTCATTTACATTACCAATGTTTATAGAGGCTGTAGTTTCAACTCCGCTATAGCTTGAGACATTACCACTATTATCTGCTACCAATAATTGCGATGGACTGCTTAAGACTATTTGAGTAGTAGGTAGTGCATCGTACAGTTTTGTAATAGTTGTTTCATCACTGTATACGCCACTTACGCAACGAATTCGCAGTGTGGTAGATGTACCCCAAGCCGAGTCATTGTGCACTAATGTAAATGTTTGTGATGTATTGCCGGTAAAATTTTGCCAACTAGTGCCGTTATAGTATTGCCAACTATATGCTGTTAAACCACCGTATAGCGCAGCAGATAGTGTTATACTAGTTTGAGTTGGCGTAGTAGCACCACTTAAATATTTAAATACTTGATCACCAGTAATAACAACATACGCGGCATTACTACCACTTGCACCTGTTTTAGCTTTTGCCAATGCAAATGTACTTGTAAGCGTTGCATATCCACTACGAGTAGCTGTAAAAGTAACAGTGCTTGAATCTTGAGATAAGCCAGTTACAGTATAAGTTCTATTTGAATTACTAGCTGTTCCGGATACTCCAGTACCTGGCGTTATAGCAAAGGTCCAATTACCGCTGTCATCGGTGCTGCCGTTATATACGCTGAATGTGCTGGCGGCATTAGTAAAACTACTAACAGTACCACTGCTGTCTGCAGGCAGTACTATACTGTCACGGCTTAATCTGGCACTTACTAACAAGTTAGCAGGACCAGTAAAATCATATACAGCAGCATATGCCACATACCAAGTAACAGGTACAATAGTACCTGTTAAGTATACGTGTCCAGTTGTACCAAATGTACCTGTTGCTCCGCACTTGCGTAAAATTAAATATTCTTGAAACTGTCCAGTACCTGCTTGACTTGTTAACCAAGTTTGACTGGAATTATCTCCTATTGGATTACTTTCCCAGTTAATTGTATATCCAACAGGTATTTTCGCAACAATACGTTGTAAAAATATAGCATTAGATCTGCTTGCAGTGCTTTGAACAAAACCACCTAATCCAGGTGCTGCAGTATTTGTGCTAGTGGTTATTGCTAAGTTAAATGCACTAGTATTGGCAAAAGGCGAATCTGTTTGATTTGCTTCTCTGGCAATAGCAACCACACCATTACCAGCATTATTATATACTACAACACTATTTAAACCATTTTGAAAACTAGGATCAGTATATAAACTACGTGCATCTCCGTAATTTAAGCCAGCACGCGTCTTACTAAGGCTTTGTACAGCAGTTAAAGTTTGCTGTGTGCCATTACTGCGCTTTGCAGTAATAGTGTAGGTAATACTAACTAAGTCAGTATCATCCGCCATTGAAAGATGATTACCGACTGTTGCTGTAGTTGTATTTGCTCCGGTTATGGTTCCAACAGTCAACTTTGCAGTTGGAGTTACCGCACTACTAATGCTAAAGTTACTGCTATTGACGGTACCAGTTACATATGTAAGTTTTTGGCTGCCTTCATATACTTCTATGGTAGTACCGGTACCAGTATAGCTTTGAGTTTGACCCAGTACATTGGCTGGCACAACGCAGCTTTCATTGCTGAGGACAACCGTTAAACTATCACTGCCATCCAGCAACTTTGCAATAGTAATACTATCAGTATAAGTAACGCCGTTATCCAACAAACTTACAGTTACTGTTACACGGTCATTGCTACCCATGTTGCTGTAAGTAAGCGTACGTGTATCTCCAGTACCAGTTAGTGTTACACTGGGACTTGTTGACCAAGTCAACGCATCAGTATTCAAATATACGCGGCTAGCATTAAAAGTAATACTTGCACTAGCAGCAGTAGTTCCATTAACACTGCCGTCTTTGCTTACTCTGAATATACCGGCACTTTCTGTTAAGCGTAATTCTTTTGCACCAGGTACAATAACATTACTGCCTGCAGTAACTGTATTAGTACGTGGTGTAACTGCAGCTAATGCTGCGTCGGAAGTGTTAATTATTGTTGCCATTATACAAGTATTCCTATATTTACTCGTCCATTTAACCAATCACGCTCAATTTGTACTGCAGTACCCCATTTACCAGTACTTAATCCAAATCTGGGATGTGTCAATTTTATAACATCACCTAGTTCACATGGCAGCATATGTGATAAGTAAGTTGCCTTATAAATAAATCTAGGTGTTTTATATATGTTTAATAATCTATTTGCTTCTGCTGTAGCAGCTGCTGTAGTTAGCAGTAGTGTATCTTTTGCAACTGGCTCTGCTAATTGCCCGTATTGAGTTTTTACTGCACTATCAGTAGCAGTAGTAGAGTAATATTCTCTTGAAAAAATATCGACTACTTCTGGTTTGAGTCCGCTGGCTAAGCCACTTGATTGTGGAGTCCAATTTTTATTATAGTTTAATTTAATGCTGGACTTTACAGGTACTTTTTGTGCAATACTTAAACTGCGCTCTTCCATGTCTGTGGTACTAACACTGTACTGCTCGCCTGAAGCGTAGTCAGTTTTCAACTGTGTTAGTTTAAACTTTCCGTCCAGGCCACATACCAAATAAGCACCAACACTTGATAGCAAGCGTTGGCATAAGTCCAATAAGTTTTCTCGTTGATTTAAAAATACGCCAATACTGGCTTCAGTAGTAGCTCCGGCCTGATCAAAATTACTGAAACTGGCGGCGTCTAATTCTGTACTGGCTAGTTGACGACCATAGCTTTCGAGCAATAATTTAACTAAGGCTCCGAGTTTGTTACTGTATACAGGAGTAGGAGTACCCCACTTAGCGCCCTGCACACTGCAAGTAATTGCACCGACTGGATTGGTTAATAGTGTAAACCTACCGGTTGCCAAGTCTTTGGTTACGGATACCACAGCACCATTATCACGCACTTCTATAATGTCTTCAATCTGTCCGCTATGTACTTGATATATTAAATTGCTGGTATGTATTACTGTAGGCGTAACATTAAAACATTCACCAAAGCACAGTGGAACAGGATTTTGTTGAGCCTGTGCACTTAAATTATTACCCGATACAGTACTTAACAGTGTTTCTGTAACTGGTACATTTAAGTATTGTAGCCTATCAGCTAAGATAAGATTTACACTAGTACGATTTTTTGAATCAATATCAGCTACAAAACCGCTAAAAATTTGATAAAAGTCAGCTTTAGACCAGCCAGAATCACCAATATATACACGTACAGGCTTGTTTGCCCAAGACCAGTTTAACCAATTATCTAAAATTCCAGTGCTGTTGTCAAGTTCAATATCGCCGTAACCTATTGTGGCACGGCCTTCTAAATCCATTGACTCACTAAAGGTTACTCCACCAGTTACAATTGCGCTGTACTGAGTATTAGCAGGAGTATCTGTGTTGGTGGTACCATATGCACGATTTGACAAGTATTGAGTACTTCTTACTTGGTTAAAAGTTGAAGCATCAACTACACGCTGATAGTCAGTTAACCCACCAACTTCTAACTGAGCACCCCATACAAATAAACCTCCAACATCATCACCAGCAAAACTACCTATATAACCACCTAAATTAGTAGAATTATGGCTACCAAACCCAATAGTGCCTGTAGCAGTATTGGATGCTGTAACTTGTATTGAACAACGATACCAGCCGTTTCCTACAGGTTCTATACGCGGAGCACAACTACCGGTTATACCCCATACGGTTCCTGTACTAACATTAAAAGAGGCTCCCACACTACCAGCAAAACCCCCTCCAGTAGAACTTCTCCATAAACTAATTAAGTTTCTTTCGGCAGCTTTGGCGTATAGTGACAATGTATAAGTAGTTCCGGCAATTACAGTTGGTTGTCTGTATACATAATGACTACCATTAGTAGTATGAGGTATTAATTTATCCGCAGTTAAGGTACCGTCAGGAGCTAAAGCATTAGTATCACTTATTCTGTCTAAACTTTTACTCCAACTTCCATTATCAAATTGCTCTGTGTACGTAAAAATATTACGTTTAACAGGGTCTACTACGCCATCAACCTCAACCAGTACCACCCTGCGGGCGGTACTGGTTTTCAGCCAGCTAACCAATTCAGCTTTTGTTGTCATACAATCTGCATCCTGCTAGTTAACTTGTTTTTGTATTCCATGGTTTCTGCGGTATTGCCAACAGCGGCTACTACAGCATCGGTATTGCGATCGGTAGCTTGTGCATTCATAACCGCACCATTTGCAACCACCTGTGTTAGCTCGGCTACTTGTTGATTCAACTTGGCCAGTTGCTCACCAAAGTTACCGCCCATAGTTACGCCCAGTTCACCACCTGGCATACGTTTGAGTGGCATGATGGCTTCGGGTCCGGCTTCGCCCATAACGCCTAGTCCAGTAGCATGTTGAAAGGGAGTCATTTGTGTGACCACTCCGCCTAGAGCATACTTGCGTATGCCGCCGGTTTCAAATGCAGCACCCATGGCAGCCTTGCTGATTGTGTACTTTGCTAAAGCCTCTGATAATGCGGTGCCAAATCCTGATAATGCAACTGGCACTTTTTCGGTTTCCACCTTCAGTTCTACCAGTGCTCCAACCACATTTTTAATTTCCGCAAGTGTTTGATTAGCAATACCAACTTGTTGCTCTGCAAAACTGGCAGCACTATCAATGCTGCTGGATACCAAGTCAAAATCACTTACATATTCATCGCTGCTGGCAAACATCCGTTGCGAAGCCTGCAAGAAGCTGCTGCCTGCAGCACTCAGCTTAGCCATTGCTACGGCATCGCCGCCCATGGCACGCTGTTGTGTGGTTAGGAATTCACGCTTGAGTTCTTCGTACTGCTGTTGTGGTGTAAGAGGACTTAAGCTGCCGGTTTTAAGGGAACTTTGATATTCACGCAGTGATTTTGCAAAACCTTGCATTTCATCACGCGCACCTTTCAATTCACTGATGCGCTGTTCAGCCACGGACTTCAGCTCATTTTTTACAGATTCAAAAGCTTTTTCTGCTGCTGTAGCAACCTCATCAAACCCTTCAGAAATATTCATTAAAGCTACAAAAGTTTCTCTGCCATAATCAGTAGTTACATCAAGACTTTGTGCAACTTGTTTAAACTGATCTTTGGTTTTAACCCAACCTAATCCAAGTTTATCAAGACCTCTGGAAACAGCTAATTGAGTTGGTACTAATTTTTCTGCATCGGTTAAGAACTTGTCAATAAAACCATCAGTTTTTTCAATAAAGCTTTGCAAACCACCAGCTGCATCTGCTAGTGCTTCAGTAACTTCAAATCCTAATTCAAGTGCTGTACCAGTTCCACGAATATTACCCAACTGTTGTTCAATTTTACGATTAGTATCAACTACTCTAACTACCGTTTCCAGAGCACCTTCTCCAAACTTGCGATAAGTTGTCGCCAGTGTTCCAAATACTTTAAAAGCAGCCTCATCAATTACGCTACCTAGTACTGCTTGTAGTTGTTCTTGTAGTTCTTTGCCCTTTAGTCCACGTAAACTTACAAGTTCATTTACTGGTACATTCTGCAAAGCATTAGTGATATTATTGACACCTATACCAATTTCACCACCAAGTTCATAGATAATATCGGCAGCGCTGGCAAAGCTATCTTCAATTGCCCTAACAGTTGCAGTGTCTAAACCAAATCCTTGAGTATCTACACTTGTTTTTGTTTTGCCGATAAGGCGTTTACGTGTAGTTTGTACAGTTTCAAAACCTTCTATTACACCACCAGTTTTATTAGCTAAATCTAAAAATGACCCACTCAGACGTATGCCACTGTCTATAATAGCAGTAGTAGTTTTGCTTAGGCTTATGCCAAGAAAACTTGTACCTCTGGTACCTTCTTGGGTATCGAATGCACTGCCTATGGTTATTCCACGTGTAGAATATAGTGCACCAGCAGCTGTTTCTATACTTTTGGCAAGTTTTTCAAAACTTTTTAATAGCTTGTCGTCGTAGTCCAGTCCCTTGACACTGTTATCTTTGATGATTTCCAGTGAATTAGCAATGGACTCGGATTTAGCGCTGGTATCGCCAAATACACCTTCACGTACTCGTACTTTTTCGCCTTGAGCGTTATAACCCATTGCAGTGCCTTGGGTTTCTTGGCGTTGTTCTGCGGAAATTGCACCTCCACCACCATTAACACTGGGCTTACTTCCACCTATTTGACTAAGTAATCCACCAACCACTGCTGCTGTAGCAGCACCGGCAACATAACTCCATGGAGGAGGTAAACTACTAATAGCTTTTACTACTGCCTTAACACCATCAATACCAGCCTCTACAATACTTGCGCTGCCACGAGTAGCACTATTAGCCACAGATTTAGCTGTATTTGCAGTATCAAAAAACATTTCTTTTACCATCATTGCCAGTTTAGCAATATGCATGGCTTTTTCAATTGCGTTTAATATTTTATAACCAGTACTCTTTTCTTTAAACAAATTCTTGGCACTGGATACTAACTTAATATTACCAGCTAATTCGTCTTTGGTTTGCTTTTGCTTGGCTTTACCAAGTTCAGTTTCCGCTTTTGCACGCTCCTCTGGGCTAATCTCAGGATTAGCTAAGGCTTGTTCAAAGTTTGTTATAGCTTTAAGATTTTTTTCAGTTTGAATACCTAGTTCTGTAAAACTACTAACAAAACTACTTATTCCTTGAGCAAATTTATCTGCACTTGTACCTAGACTTTCAAATATACCCTTTAAACTTTCGCCAACACTTTGAGTTTGTGATAGTAAAAGATTATAACGATTTTGCTCGTCTGCAATTGCTTTTTTGGCAACAGCTTCGCGTTCAGCTAGAGTTAATATTGCGGTTTGTTGTGCTATTCCTGCTGCATACTCGGTATTTATTTGTTTGCGTTTGGTTTCAATTTCAGCTAGTCGCGCTACTTCGGATTCCGTTAGTCCATCTTCGCCTGTAGCTCCAGCAAGTACAGTTTGTTCTTGTTGACCAAGATCCAATAATCCACGCTGACGTGCTTGATCTAATTGTTGACGTTGTTTATCAAACTCAAGTTGGGCACGCTTACGAGTTAAAATTTCTTCTTCGGCAGCTACAAATTCAGGCGATAACTGAATTGTTCTGCTTAATATGTCAAAACTTTTTTGCTGAACATCCAGCTCCAGCGACCTAGCTTCTAGACGTTGTTGACTATTACGCGACTCACGATCAAATTGCTCTAGCTCAACGCGTCCGCGAAGTTGAATGCGCTCTAAAATATCTTTTTGCTGTTGAACTTGTTCTTTTAATTGTGCAGTTGTTGTGCTCTCGCCAGCAATCTGCTCTACAAGAGAAATTTCTTTGCTTAAGTTTTTTAATAACTCATCTTTATTTTTTAAACTAGACTTTGCTAGTTCAGTTTTTACAAATTCCAATGCATTCACTCTGGCAACTGCATCGCTTTGCCGTAAAGCTTCTTCTTTTTGACGAATTAATGTATCTAATTGTTGGCGCTGTGCAAGAGCAGTTTCGTTTGTTTGATTAAATACTTCGCCATTTACAGTTATTAACTCTCTGGCTGCTTTTAATCTTTCTATTTCACGCTGCTTTTCTGCAACACCAGCCTTTTCCGCAAATTCGCGAAGATCTTTTTGCAGATTTAATTCCACAACATAACCTTGGGCACCAATATTAGCTAATGCTGCTTGGCTACCTTGCAGACTGCTGGCTAGGTTTAGGGCTTCTCCGGTTACTCCGCTTTTGCCGGTAGCACGCATTTCTTGCGAACGCTGCTCAGCCAACTTAGCATAGCTGCCGCCAGGTGCCAATGCTTTTTGCAAAGAACCAACTTCATCTCGTAAAGTTGTTATTTCTCTGCCTAATATTGCTGCATCATCTACTGCTGCGGTTTTTAACTGTTCTTGTTTATCCGATATAGTTTTTTGTTTTAATGCTACAGTATTTTCTGCAGTAGCACGAATTTGTTGTTCTTGTGCTTTGATTTGAGCAGCTTGTACTGCCAACATTTGTTTTTCTGCTTGTGCACGCAGTTTAATACCAGTTTCAGTACCACTTAATAAACTAGCAAAACCGCCAGTAATGGTTTGACCTGCTTTGGCAAATTCTGCACTTAATTTGCTGGCTACAATTTGCGAACCAGTTTCGAATACTCGAACTTGAGCCTCATTAATAACTTTTTGAGAAGCATCAATGCTTTGTTGCAAATTAAGTTTTACATTTAAAGTTGTAGATTTGTATTTGTCTAAATCAGCAAGAGACTGAGTTACTTGTTCTAATTCAGCATTAACTTCTTTCCAGCGTCGCCCACTTAAACTTTTAGAATCAATTTGTGCCTGTAGCTCTTTTTGCTTAAGTTTAAGTTGCTCACTACGTACTTCGGTTTCTTGTAAGCTCGCTGTTAATACTTGCAATTCTTCTGATTTCTTAGCAACATCCTGTAGTCCAATCAACAAATCAGGAGATATACCACCAATAGATTTTAATTCCTCAAAAGTTCGCTTGATTGCTTGCAATTGAGTAGTAGGATTTTTAAGAGCCGCTTCTAATTCAAAACTTGTGGATACTAATGCGCTACCAAACTGACTAAAACTGTCTTGGGGTATAAATTCTTGTGTAAATCGTTTTCTGGTTTCATCAATCTTTTTAAAGCCTTCTTCTAAACCGCTTAATGCAACGGCAGAAGCGCGATTGGATTTTGATAAGTTTTCTACTTGAGCATTAATTGCGGCAAGAGCAGCTGCAGCTTCCGACTTACTTAATCTTCCTAAGGCTTCTTCTACTTTGTTTAAATCACCTACTTGGCTTGGATCAATTTTTAATAAATTAGCAATTGAATCACGTGCTACTTTTCCAGCTTCACTGCCACTTATTTGAGCACTACTAAATGCTTTAGACAGGCCATAAGCAGTTTCTTTATTAAGTTTGCTTTGTACATCACCACCCCACAGCATTTTTACTACATCAACGCTTTTATCTAACCAATTCATTGCAGATAGTTCTGCTTGTGCAGCTTGATTAGCTTTTTGAAGTGCTGTATTAAAACCTTCTAAGGCATTTGCTTTGGCATTAACACTTTCGGCATTGAACTGTTCTAGATAAGGCTTTTTATTTAGTACATCTATAGAGTTGGTTAAATTTTTAGTACTTTCTTCCAACTGACCAAAAGCTTGACTATTAGCTTCAGCTTCTTTTCTGGTATTAGTAAAAAGTGTAACTAATATGGTACCAACACCTATTAAGGCTGCAATAACTGCAAATGCTGCAGAAAGCGCTGCACCAACTGTTGCAGCCGCACCAGCAAATGCATATAATCCTCCTTTAGCAAGTACCATAGTTTTGCTAAGCATATTAAGGCGTATATCGCTAGCATTAAGTTCTGCACGCATCAGTTTAATAGCATTAATTGGACCAATTAAACTACCGGCGTATGCTGCATTACTAGTAATTTGTTGTTTAAAACTTGCTTTTTCTGCACTTTCTGCTAAAGCGGCATTTAAACCAATAATAGTTCTTTTAGACTTAACATCATTTATTAATGAATCAGTAGCATCTCGTTTAGTTTTTAAATATTCTTCTTCAGCTTTTCTACCATTTTTTATAGAAGTAGCTATTTCATCATATACTTTTGCTTCTTCTGTCAATCCACGTTTTTTAGCAGCACTAGCTGCCCGCTCTACAGAAGCAACCTGTTTATCTGTTATATCTAGTACACTTGGCGCTTCCAATACTTTTTGTACTGTAGGAGATACTTTTACTCCTCGTGCTTTTAGTGCTTGAAATTTCTTTTCAGCTGTATCTAAAATTTCAGATTCTTTGTCTGCTCTGGCTTCTACCAAATTTAGAAGTTTTTTATTTAAATCTTGTTGAGTAGATATAGCAAAATTTGCTCTGGCTTGTGCAGCTTTATTAGCTTCTTCATTGGCTTTTTGTATATTTTGACGAAATAACCCAAAAGCCGGAACAGCTTGTTTTATAATTGTACTGGCAATACCAGTTAAAGCCAATACTAAAGCAGTAGGATTACTGCTTAATAAATTTACTATAGGAGCCAGTACTTTATTTACTAATTCTAAACCATTTTGAGCAATATTTTGTAAACTAGCTGCTAATTTGTTATAGGGATTAGCATCTACCTTAATAGCAGCAAACTTCTTTTCGCCTTCTTCTAATACAGCATTTGCAAAAGCTTGGCGACGCTCAAAGTCCGTTAGTTGAGCTGCACTTTTGCCTACGCTTAATGCATACTTTTGCACAGCAGGATCGATTTTGGTAAAAATACCTAATTCGTCCAGCAATTCAGGCTCTAGCTTAGTAATACCACGACTTAAACGGTTGATGGCATCGCCCATATCAACACCAAGTGCTTGTGATGCTTTTGCTGCTACTTGACCTAATCTTAATACATTTTCACTGCCCAAACCAGCAGCTGTAACTTTTACAGTCGCAGACATTGCATCACGTAGGCTAATAGCTCCACCTGTTGCAGTAACTAGCTGCTTGCTTAAACCACCGAGCGCAACGCCACTGGCCGCACCAATTTGATCCAGTCCACGAACCATATTGCTGGTATCCATGGCGCGACTTAATGCACCAAATGCAGCACCAACTGCATATACATTAGCAGCGTAAATAGCATATAACCTGACTAAACCACTCAAACCTTGAGCCTGATTAGCAAAATCTCTGGCACTTGCACCGGTTTGACCTGCTGTACCACGCATTGCTCCGTACTGCTGTATGGCTTGTGAGCCGGTTGGCTGCGCGGATGCCATTGCTCCTGCTGGTTGTGCAGCGGCCTTGGCTACACCGCCAACTTTGATTTTTCCTGCTGCATCTGCAGCTTGTTTTAGCTGATCGTGCAGCTTTTTGGCATCAGCAGTTTCACTTTTGGTGTTACTGTCAATCTGCAAACCAATTTTAATATTTTCCATACTTGCTCCGTGCCAATGTTTTCACAGAAATTAGCCTTAGTATACCACAACACCAACAAAAGTGCAACCCTAAAATTAAAAAAGCCTCAGGACCTTTTTGTCGCTGAGGCTTTTTGTTGTTGTTCGCGCTGTTCTGCGTAAATCTTGCTGCGAACCGAATCCAAAAATTTTATTATATTGAGTGCATACAGTTGTTCGTAACCAACCAAATCATATATTTTGAATATGTCAAATATACCATTTAATTGTTTACCAAAAAATACTCCACTCATACCGTCCCAATGATCTATTAAGACATTGTATATGTTTAGTATTTGCTGTACCAGCTCAGGAAAATCTGTGAAATCTACAGGTATCTCTGCGTCTACAGGTTCCGTGCCCAACATTTCGCACATTTCAAGGTACTGTTCCTTGGTCATCGAAACTTGAGAGTTTTTGAGATAGTTTTCTAATTTACTGTAAATTAATTCGGTTTGCTCTTGGAAAAGTTTCCCAAGTCTGTTACCTGTTCACTAATAAAAGCATCAAAGTTTGTACTGGCTTTCATTAAGTACAGCGCATTTTCTTCGGTGTATTCTAGTTCGGTTTCTAGATCTTCACTACCAACATCAACAGGGGCTAGTTGTTCCAGGTACTTAAGTGTTAGACCGCTCCAGCCTTTGATACTGGCTTTTACGTACAGCTCTAGAAATAGCTCATCGTTCAGTTCTTCAATTGGCTGACGATTTTTAAAGCTGGTTTTTGTGGCTTTTTTGCGAATGTTTTGCAGTGTTTCACGACTTAAAAAGCACACATCAACCATAAACCCAGGCATACCAGGATATTCTACTTGAACGGTTTTGCTGGGAACTAGTAAAGTTTTTAGAGAAAGATTTGACACTTAGTTTGTCCTTATTGAAAAACACAAGGGTGTTACCCCTTGTGTTTTTAATTTAAAATATTAGGCTGCGTTAATGTTAGTTGTTGCGCTGTAGTAACGTACGGCTAGATCGTTGGTGTTTCCAAGATCAAATGCACGAGTACTGGAGGCTGTTACACTAGGAACAGCGGTGAAATTAATCGAGGTACTAACAACTTGTTCAGTGTTAATAGAAGGAACGGTTATAGTAGCCGAACCCATGCTTAATTCCACGCGAGTACTATTGCTGCTGCCGCCAATAGCAATTTCTAACTCAAACATTGGCTCTGTTACAGTTGCAGCCGATTTCAGCATGTCTTTTAACAGGTTACCAGTACCACCGGCTTGATAATTAGTGGTATCAGCTGCTGCACCAGTATTCAGGTATGCGTTAATAGAACCGGAAATACTACGTGTACCAGTGTAATAAGTTACAGCTTGATTAACTACACCAACAATTGCAGGTGTAACATAAGAAATATTATTACTAATGGTAAAGCTTCCACCAGTTAGGGCTACATAGTAAGCCTGACCTGCAGTAGCGTCGCCAAGAGCTTTAACAGTTTTTAAGCTGCAAGTACTTAACTTATTAGTGATAAAGCCAGGGCCAGTAGTTTTTGGAGCATAATTGGATGTACCAGTTACTCCGCCACCAGTAAATGTACCTGTACCAGCTGCACTTGTGCTGGCACCAGTAGTAGTTGCTACTAGATTTGCTGATAACTGTCTAAGAGCTGTTGCTTGACCAGTCCATTGAACTGTTGCAATGCCGTCCAGACCAAAATCAACTGTGGCTTCATTAAGTGCACAATTGTCAATTGCATAAGTAACGTTATCAACAATAATTAACAAACCAAATTTTTGCAACTGGTTGACGTTACTGCCATGCGTACCAGCGTGTGCTACACCAGCAGCGCTTAACCAGCCTGATTTAGCAAAAACTGTGCTTGCACTCCAAGCCAAGGTTGAGCCGGCTGTATAAAACTGTGCATTGGCTGGGCGGACTTTAATTACTGTTATACTAGGCGTTGTGCCGGTAATTTCAGTAACTGTTGCGGGGCCATTAAAAGCCTTAACTGCTGCAGCTTGCTGTGCAGTTGTACCGCCGCTTGCAGTAATGCCAGAAATAATTATACCGTCACCTACTGCTACGTCACTGGTAATTCCTGTGCCGTTAATACTAAGGATGCCAGTTGTAGCGTCCCAAGTAGGTGCTGTGTAAGTAGTAGCACTAAGAGTATTAGTAGCGGCAAGTGCTTGTGAACTAAATAATGCATTCCACAAACAAGCTTCTTCTGCTGTTACATTGGTGCTGGCTTTACCTGGTCTGAGGTAGGTGCTCATAGACCAATCAACTGGAGCTAGGCTAGTATTAAAACTACGCTGTCCACGAACTGGCGATACACCTGCTTCACTAACTGTTATCTGTTCCGAATTAGTATTTTGTGAGAAACTAAACCCATCCAATACTTGTAGTTCGAATGTGTTAGATGCTGAAAATCCGTTACTTGTTGTTTCTTTAATAACGCCTGTGGTAGCATCCACATTTGTAGTAAAGAATACTTTACTATTGCGTACTAGATTCAATGATGCCATTATCTTTCCTTTGCTGTAAGATTAATGGAGTATTTGTTGTAAACTAGACCATTATCTGTTTGTTAACATGCTCCATTAAAGTGCATAACGCACTTGTAAATTTATTTCGCCAACTCCATATGGTGCCAGCAAACCTTCATCTGTGGTAATAGAAGTAACCAAGATTTCTGTAGTAGTTTTGCCGGTGCTATATTCCAGCACACGGTTTGCATCTACTATTAGTTCCAAATCTTCTAGCAACTGTTCTAATTCTTGCTGAGGCTCTTCTCCGCGCACATAAGCTTTCACACACACATTTAAGTACCCCCAAGTAAAATCGCCAGGTAAATAGTCGCGTTGTTCCGATCCTGGTGTAACAAATACGGCCGGGAATTGATCTACTTCGTCCCAGAACCGTAACTTGGCGTGTGCGTTATTAAATAAATTGGTTGTATAAGGTGCCGAACCGTCTAGAGTATTAAACTTAGCGGCTAGAGCTTGCGTAATACTTGTTCTTTTAGTGCTCATACCAATACACT